TCCAAAGTAGGTGTAATCATCCATTTCCGAATGAAAGTCCACATTCGGATAGTCCGAATTTCCGCTCAAAAACAGCCTGTCTGTATTGCCGCTCACACCGAAAAGAATCCCAAAGTTGCAGTTTGTAATCCTGTCTGTATATCCTTCAACGGAGTGCTCAAAGGTTACATAGATGTTGTCCCTGTTCTCGATTTGCGGCGTGGTGGCAATCGTAAGCGTGATTTTTCCGTTTGTATAATCGACCGTTCCGACTTGCGTATCTCCGTCATAGAGTTTCGTTTTGTCCGTCTTGGAGTTGCTGATATTGATAATTTTTTCCGAAGAGCCGTCCATTGTCTCCACCACGATAGAGATGTCCGTCCCCTCGTCTATACTCCCCGAATCAAGAGTCCAAGTCTTGTTTGTCTCGCTGCTTCCCAAAAGCTGATTGATACGTTTCGGGGTGAGCATATTTACGTCGTCGAGACTTCCCCTCGTATCATCGAGAACGGAATCGTCGTCGATAGAGATTGTGGTAGTCGGAATATAAGTGTCAATGTTGTTCACGACGCGGCGCAGTTCGTAAGTTTCGCCTTCGTCCCAACTCCCATACACAAGGTAGTCTCCGCACCCGATGATGTACGCCTTCCCCTTATTGAAAAAGGCTTGACTTCTTTGGTCTTTCAAAAGAGCCGTGTTGCACTTCGCGGGGGCGTATGTAGAGCTTAAAGTGATGTCCTCCGCCACATAAGCCTCTTCCTCGGTGTGTTTTATGCGATAAAACCTCTTCCCTGCGTGGACGAGCATTTCCTTATGGTCTCGGTTGACGTACCAAAATATGCCGTTGATTTGTTGCGGCTCTCGGTTTATCTCGATTTTGAAAAGCTCGTTCCAGCCGTTCCGCTTCTTGTTTACGCCGTATTCATTGATGAAGTTTGACATACTCGAAGCGCGATTTGACTGAACACGGAGCCTTGACGAGGAAAAGTCAACCCCCTTAAAATCAGCAAGCTGCATTTGCTTCCGCTCTTTGAGTCCTATGTTTGTCCTTGCTCTCATTTTAAGTCTCCGTCAGCGAAAACACGCTCGCCACCTTACTTGCCTTGTTTGCCCTGCTGTTCAAAATCTCGTCCATTGCCGCCTCGTACCAATTCCGTGCTTCGCTTGCCTCGTTCGGCTCATCGTCCCGGTATAAGTCTCCTTTGATGAAATACGGGATATGAGAAGCAATGTTTTCGGGAATCCCTATCTCCTCTTCATCGCTCGTCAAAGAAGAAACACGAGGAATCTTTGGGTAATACAAGAGCGTATAAGTATCGCCTTCGTCAAACCCCGCCACGACAAGCACATCACCCTCTTTTTGATACTCGTGGTCGCCGATATATTCGCCGCATTGCGTTACGCAAACGAGCCTTTGCACATCAAAATAATCCTCGATGAGCTGCGGGAGGTCAAAGCGCATAAACCCGCCGCTTGCAAGTCCGCTCTCTGCCGTAAGAGCAAACGACTTGACGGGCAACACCCGCTTTTCCTCAATGCTCGCAAAACAACGATTTATCGCCCCAGGCATATTGACAAGATAGCTCCCGTAATTTTCATCAAGCGCGAGGTTGGGAAGCTCGTCGATTGCAGGGTCGATGTTGTAGTTCACAAACATCAACTTCAAGGCTTCGATTTTAATGTCTCCCAGCTTCATTGTCTGCCTCCTTTGCAATCCTGCGGAATTGAACCGCAAGAAACCTTTGGATTGCATAAAAGCGCCTACCTATTGAAAGATAGGCGCTTCCCTGCTTATACGAGCGCAACAACGCCGACCTTCGGCGTCTTGGGCGACTGAACAACGATTTTGCCCTTGTTCGTGCCGGACACGTTCTTGAATCTGCCACTTTCGAGCTTGACAAGGCTCGTCCCGACGGGGACGGTCAGCACTTTGTCGGAAACACCCTGGATTCCGTTGCCCGCCTTTACGGTGAGTGTGGTCGCTTCCGTGGCGACAATAACAAGAATCATCTTGTCGTCGCCCTCTTTCCACTCGATAGCTTTGTCGGTGCTCGCGGTGAGGGCTTCAAGCTCCACCGTTGCGATTTCGTTTCTCATCGTTACCGCCATTTTCGTTTACCTCCTTATGCGTACTTGACGTTGATGTTGACGACTTCCTTCGGACGAACGACCTTCGCGTCGAAAAGAATGAAGCCCTTGACCGCGTCCGCGAATTTCTTTTCGGGACGGTACGGCTCGGTGTGGGTGAGCGGCTTGGCGAAGGCGATTGCCCTTTGAGTGCGAATCATAATGTTGTCCGTCGCGCCCGAATCCGTCTTGTGGACGTTGTTCGACATCTTGACGACGACATTGCCGTACTTCGCCACCCTGCCGTTTTTGAGCATTTCGCTGTTGTCGGTGTCCTTGTCGATGTACGCCTGTTTGAACAACGTATAGAAGCGCGGCGAAATCGTAACGACGATTTTCGTAGTCGCCTTCACGTCGTTCTCGTACAACTTTTGGATTGCGAGGTCGAGCGTGGAAAGGATATTGTCCTTCGTAACGGTCGTGGGGGAAGCGTTGAGCTTTGCCACGGACGAATCCACGGCGAAACTTGCGACGTACTTATCCACCTCGTCCGCAAGACCTTCGCTCGTCTCCTGTTCGAGCGCGTCCATAACGCCGTTTACAGCCTGCGCCTTGTCGATGTCGCCGACCATATAGTTGAAGTAGCGGATTTGGTTGATGTACATAATCACCGACGTATCTTCGATTTCTTCGGGCGCGTCGATGTCGTTGTTCCTGTTCGCCTTGGCGAGCGACTTAATCGTAGGTTTGCCGACGCCAAGAATCGTTACGCTTTCGCCCTTCTTTTTGACGCTGCCCTCGTATTGACGATTGCAGTCCTCAACGAAAACGCAGAGTCTTTCGAGTTCACGGTTGATTCCCTCGTTCCACACGGAGGGAATGAAGTTTGCGTATGCCATTTATGTAAAATCCTCCTTTTTTAATATTTCCAATGGCGCATACTTGCCCTGATTCTGTCATAGTTCTTCGAGACTTCCTCTTCGGTCATCTTTTGAACTTGCTCTTTCGTGAAGAAGGCGGTATCCGGCGCGGCAGGGCTTGACAGCGCACCGGGCGAGGCTTTCCTGTTGGCGAGCATTTGTTTCGCCATTTGCTTGGCTTTCTTTTCATATTCGCTTGCGACCTCCACGAAACCCTCATAGATTTCCGTGAGAGGAAGCGCCCCGACCTTTCCGCTTGCGAAGAGCTGGAACTGCCTGTTTTGGATAAGCTGTTCGAGGTTTACATCGGGGTATTTGGTCGAAAAAGATTCTCTGTCCTTTCTAAACCACTCCGCCTGTTGTTCGCCCGCAGCGGCTTCCGCCGCTCTCTGCCGCTCTTTCTGCTTTTGGAACTTTGAAAAGTCTGCCAACGGGTCGCCGCCCGATTTCTCGATGTCCTTCATCGTCAAATATTCGTCCACGTCGGCGGAATCCTTCATTTCCTCGCCTGTAAACGGATTTTTGCCGTTAAGGGCTTCAATGATAGCCTTCTCTCTCGTCGCTTTGAGTTCCCTTTGGCGTTCTGCCTCACGCCTACGACGAGCATTTTCGGAGTTCTGTTCCCTTGTCTGGGTTACTTTCTGCTCCGTTGGCTTTGGCGGCTGCCCCGCCTCCGCTTCGGGAGTATCGGTGAACTCGACATCGTTCACGCCCTCCGCCTGTTGCTTGGCGACATCAGCGTTGCTATCGCCCTGCGGATTTACTCCGCTTGTTTCCGCTGTTTTGATTTCTTCCGGCATAGAAGTATTCTCCTTTGGATTTTTTCGCTGTTCCTGCGTGTAGATTTGTATAGTCAACGAGCTATGCTCGCTTGCTATCGTTGTTCGCCCTTATGGGCTTTTTGTAGTTCATACAGCCGCGATTGCGGCATACCCAAACGGTGGTATTTTTATCCCGCTTGACCATTCCCTCGGTTTTGCACTTGGGGCATAACATTGGGCTGTCCTCCTTGCATTTGTCCCGCTATGACTTGGGCGAAGTCCGTCGCGTCCCTCTGCGCTTCCGCGATTTTCGCGTTCCCAAGCTGGATTTGCTGATTGCCCGCCTCGATTTTTGCCTTTGCCTCCGAATAAAGGTTTGCGATAATCGTTTTGAGCTGATTGTTTTCTTGTATGAGAGAGACAACCTTATCGACCGTCTCTTTCTGCTGCTGAATGAGCTTTGCGCTTTGCTCGACTTGTTGCGCGAGCTGCGTAGTCTGCTGTTGCAGGATAGCAAGTTGGCTCTGCTCGTCCTCTTCGATACCCTTCAAGATTTCCGTGCGGTTGGAAAGCGCGTCCTTCGGATATGCCTTCAAGTAGGTTTTCAAAGAGATAAGCCCCTTCGACAGAAGCACATCAAGCGCGTTGATGTCTCCCGCCGTGCTTGCCTTCGTTCCGCTCGTCACTTCCACGACAACGGAGAACTCAACGCCCGCATACTCCGAACTGTTGAACACGTCCGTAAACTGAACTTCCTCTTCTTCGGGCTGTCCGTATTTGTTCAAGACGGGATTCCCCTGCGGGTCTCTCTTGACCGCCGTCTCTTCGTATGAAAATTCTTTCTGCTCGTAGTAGAGCTTGAAAAACTGCGCGAGCACCTTTCCCTGCTTTTCCTTTACGAGCCAAAAAGCGTCCTTTAAGTCCTCAATCGGCTGTTGCGCCTGGGATTGAAGCTGTGCGATTGCCGCGCCGGACATATTCGAGCCGAGCACCTCCCCGCTCATAACTTCATTTGCACCCGTTACGTTTCTTGTCATCGACATAATGGAGTCGATAAGTTGAAGCGGCTGCGACTGCATTGTCTGCTCGCTCATTTTGCGTATGCCCGTTCCCGTGTTGGAGTAATCCGTCAGCACTTGCCCAGGCTCGTTACTTATCACTTGCCCGCGCAAAGCGTTGGGAAGCACGATATACTTTCCCCAAGCGATTTCCTGCGCGTTCAGCAACATCATCGCAAGATTGAAGTTGATTGCCTTTTGATTCGGGATTATTCCCTCCACTTCTCCAAGCCCGTAAATGGAGTTCTCGCGGATTTCATAGTTCCCGACGACCACGGGATAAAGGTACGCCCTTACGCCTTCGGGTACAAGCGTTTCATCGTGATTATCGGGAAGGCTGTTGTTGGGTGCGTCCTCTTCAAAGCCAAGTTCTCTGCCCGCCGCTTCAATGTCGGGCGCAAGAGAAAAAGGTTTATTGATTACGACCGTCCGCGTCGCCTTCTCGCAGTACACCTCCCCGTTTTTACGGAAGTACCTCGTAAGTACCGTACAGAGCTTGTTGCCCTCTTGCTCAATGACGCCATATTTGTTGTCCGTTTCATCGGCGACAATAAGCTCCGGGTCAACATCTTTATCGCATTTCGCCCTTACGCTCTCCACGTCCTCGCGGGAGGCTATCAAAATCCACTTCTGTTTTTGCTCATCAAGCTCTGTCGGGTTTGAGAAGAAAATCGAGAGAGGGTCAATGACCTCGCAGCGGAGACCGCCCTCTTTGATTCCGTCCTTTCCCTTCGCCTCCGAGTCCCAATAGTAATGAAAGAAATACGAGCCTTTCTTCACGCCGTCGTCGATTGCCTTCTTGTCAAGCCCTTCCTGCCCGATTTCCTTCTGTATGTAGGCGGCGAAGTTGTTAAACTTCTCTACATCGACGGTCTCATCTTCCGCCCTGTATATGATTCTCACGGGGGCGGCGGTGATTGCACTCTTTTTACTTCGGCATATCATTTTGATGATATTGACGACGGGGCGCGGAAGGTTGCGTGTGTTCTTTGTCGGCGCAGCCCATTGTTTTCCTTCGTAGAATCGGACAAATTCGGGGAGCTTTTTGGAAAGACCGCTGCTCGCCTGGTAGGAAAGTCCGTTTTGGTAGTCGTCCCAAAGGGTTGTCGTCTCTTCGTTTACATCGTATCGTTTCTTAATCTCCATTGCCCTCCTCCTCTGCACCGTTCAGCCATTCGTCCACTATCTGCGAGAACGGAACGTGGTCGTCCTGGGTCGTCTTTTGTGAAATCGTTCTCTTGGAAAGCTCTGCGACCTTCTTCTCCAACGCTTCGATTCTTCGCCCAAAATCGTTTAGTGCAGGATAAATCTGCTTTTTGCGGTGTCTTTTCTCCCGTATATCATCTATCTTGTCCTTGATGAATTTGAACATCAGAAATCCTCCCAGCTCATATACTCCCCGTTTCCACCGCCTTCTTGATGAAAATTCTCTTCAATGAAGTCGGATTCTTCGGGGGTTACATCAATCCACTTCTTCGTCTGCTGCGAAGAAATGAAGTGAGCAATAGCTTTTGCCATTACGAGGTCGTCGTGCGCTCCCTCGATTGCTTCTTGTTTGCCGTTCTCCTTTTTAACGAACGTCGTCATCTCTTTAAGCGTAGGCACATCGACCTCTATTGTCGGGTCGTCCCTCATAAGCTCCACAAGCTCGCCTATGATTATCGGCTTCGTCCGAACGGTGGTCTCGAAACCGACGACCTCTTCCGTTTTATCCGTGAGTTTGTCAAGCCTCTGCCGCATATAAAGGTTTGGGTAGCCGTACTTCTTCTGCAAGACTCTCATCGGGTGGCGAGAATAGTTCGTCTCAATTCCGATAAGGGCTTCGTGGTAGTACATTCCGAGACAGTACATCTGCTCTGCGTATAAGTCCTCGTCCATTTTTTGTCGCCGTAGCGTTGCGGCTGTCCTTCCCGTAAGGTTATTGATGACCTTCCCCGTGAAGTAGTCCTCGCCGCTCCCCGCCGTGTCGCCGCCGATGACATACGGCGCTTTCCCGACAACTTCATTCTCTTTGTTGCGCTTAACTTGCGGCTCTTCGTGAATCGTGATACAGCCGTCTCTGTCTGCAACAAACTCTATATCGGTTATCTTCCACTCGACATCTTCCGTCTCGCCCGAAGAGTTGACTATCGGAATGCCCTTCTTGTGGTAGGTGAAATAGCCTTGTTTGACGGGTTGCAAGCCCGCCGCCCGCACGAGCTGATTATTGAGCGCTTCCAAGTCGAACACGCAATCTCCGCTCGATATGAAGGCTTCCGTGGGCGTTATCGGATATTCCTGCTTGATAGTGCTTTTGTCAAGATACCCTGCGTACTTCTTGCAGTACCAAGTTATCTGTTCCCGGTCAAGCCCTTTCTCTTCGAGCACTTTCTTCCGTTCGACGAGCCAGGAATCCGTTGTTTCGAGATACTCATACTCGTTGCTCCTGTATTCCTGCGTTCGCCACCACTCATAAAACAAGTTGTGGCAACTTCCCGAATCCCAAAGGTCTTTTGCCTCGTTGAAGCCGTTTGCCGTTGTCTCATAAACTTGTATCGCTCCTGCGGTGATTGCTTCGCCGATACCCGCTTGTAGGTCAGCAAGGCTACACTCGTAAAAGGCGACCTCGGAGAAGTGAACGAAGTTCAGCGTCCTGGAACGTCCAACCTGGTCTGTCGCCGTCGCTATACGCCACGACGAATTGAGCTTATCGAAAAACAGCTCGTTTCGGGAATTGAACTTCTCGGACGGCTTCAATTCTTCGGGGAGGCGGTCATAAACGACCCTTGCCTTATCGTTGAATATCGCCATTGTGTTGTCCGAGCGGTCAGCCATTGTGAAGCCCGAAAAGTTCTTCCTTACGATTGCGTATGAAAGCTGTATCGCCGTGATAACACTCGTAAATCCCTGCTGCCTTCCCTTTAAGATGAAAAACGGCTTACTTGTTCCGAGCGTTTCCAGCTTATCGACGAAATCCCGCTGTACTTCGTTAAGGAAGAACGGAACGGTCTCCCTTTTCTTGTTGACGATATAGAAGGCTACCTCGATGAGCAGATACGGCTTTGCCTGTACTTCCGCCACAAGCGACGGGGTGCTCAATATCTTCACGGCAGAAGCCCGCACGAGAGCCTTATCGAGGTCAAGGTCTTTCTTTTGCGACCATATCCGCCGCCTCTTGTCGATGATGTCCTGTATCGTCAGCATTAGAAATCCTCGAACTTTTTGACGGCGATGTTGCCCTCGACGATTGCCGTCGCCTCTTTGTTGGCGAGAGCCTGTTTGTCGTACAGCGTTCCGAGGACGACCGCAAGCTCCTTCACGCTCTCGATTTTGATAGCGGACATCTTGCAGTACAGGGCTTTGCGCTGCGAATCCGTGAGCTGTTTATGGTCGAGCTTCGTAATCTCTTCCACGAGTTCGTCAAGAATATCCTCGCTGTCGAGGGCGCGGTCGAGCCGTCTTTCAAGCAGAGAGCGGATTTTCCCGATAAGCCCCCAGGCGTCCTCTACGAACTCTTCTTTCTTTTTTTTACGAAGTTCTATCAAACTTTCGTCCTCAAACCTCGCCGACTTCGTAACGGACTTCGTAGGCGCACCCTCCGCCTCTGCATTATCTGCTCCCTGCGGCATTTCTTGCAAAACCCCTTGCCTCGCCTCCTTCTCCTG